GGCTAACATAGCCTTTATCTTAACTTCTCTTTCTTCTGCAAACTTGATAGCGTCTTTCGCCCAACGCCAAGCGAGTTTCAGGCATTCGCCAAAAGTTCTGCCCATTCTTGAACGGCTATTGTAGAAGCGGTGAGCGTCTTTCATTATTTGAGATAAGTTGTAGCGTTTCATATATCTATCGTTTTATAACCACGATGCAAATGTAAACCGTTCACTTTAAATAATCAAACAAAATAGAAATATTTCGCTTTACATTAACTCAATTTAAGAATAGCTATCGCTTTACATATTTAAAAGTATGTATATTTGCACAAAATATAATTTAGAATAGTTATGGCTTTACGAATAAAAGAAGTTATAAAAGAGCAAGGAACAACTGTTCAAGAGCTTGCTGATAAGATGGGAATATCCAGAGTAGGATTAAGTCAACACATAAATGGCAATCCTTCAGTAGAAGTATTAGAACGAATAGCATCTGCTTTGAATGTTCAAGTTTCAGACCTTTTTGAAAAATCTTCCGATGAAGTTATAGGAGCTGTTCGCATAGGAGATAGCACTCACGTTATCAATAGTAAGGATGATATTAAGAAGTTAGCGGAAAAATTATAAAACCAAAATCCAGAACTTTACTCATAATCTCTTTGTTCAATGAGAATAAGAAGGCATTATTTGTTATAACTA